CTCATTCGGGCCACGGACGGCAACGTGACCGATTACGACGTGATCCGGCGTGACATCGTGGAACTGACGAAGCAATACAACGTCCGGCAGGTTGGCATCGACCGCTGGAACGCGACGCAGCTGGCCACGCAACTGCAAGGTGAAGGGGTAAACGTCTTAGGCTTTGGGCAGGGCTACGGCTCAATGTCGAGCCCGTCCAAGCAACTGGAAAACCTCGTCCTGTCGGAGCGGCTCCGGCATGCGAATCATCCGGTTCTGTCTTGGATGGCTGCGAACGTGGCAGTGCAGGCCGACCACCAAGGCAACATCAAGCCGAGCAAGGCGAAATCCACCGAACGGATCGACGGCATCGTCGCCCTCATCATGGGCCTCGGGCTGCACGCCACCGCCACCGCCCCGCCGCCTGAGCAATCCTGGGACATCATCACGCTATGAGTGACCTTCTCGCCGATCACCGGATGCTCGAGCTCCGCGGCATTGACTGGTCCGAGGTGAGCAGCAACCGGACGCCTTCTGGCATCCGCGTCACCGCAGACAATTCGATGGCCTGCTCGGCCTACACGGCCTGCATCCGGGTCATCTCTGACGCCGTCTCGTCGTTGCCGCTCCACGTCTACGAGCGGCTGGCCAACGGCGGCAAGGCCAAGGCCGCTACGCATCCGGTGTACCGGCTCCTGCACATGCAGCCGAACCCGTGGCAGACGGCGCAGGAGTTCCGGGATTGGATGACCGGCATGTACCTCCACTACGGTGCGAGCTACGCCGAGATCCGACCTGGTGCTCGAGGTGCGATCTCGGAGCTGTGGCCGCTGCACAGTTCCCGCATGGAGTGCGAGCGGCTTGAGAACGGCACGCTGCGGTATCTGTACCGCGAGCCCAACGGCCGGCAGACCGTGTATTCGCAGGAGCAGATCTTCGCCCTGCGGTTCACGACCGAGGACGGCGTGCGGCCGATCCCGACGTACAAGATTTTTCAGAACGCCATTGGCCTGGCCCAGGCGTTGGAGGCCCACGGCTCGACCTACTTTGGCAACGGTGCCCGGCCCGGCATCGTGCTGGAGTCAGACAACCCGATCCCGGCCGAGGCGGCCGAGCGGCTTCGCGAGCAGTGGGAGCGGATGCACCGGGGCAGCGACCGGGCGTTTCGCACGGCGGTGCTGCCCAACGGCGTGAAGGCCCACGAGCTCAGCGGCAGCAACGAAGCGGCCCAGTTCCTTGAGACGCGGCAGTACCAAGTGATTGAGATCTGCCGGGCGTTCCGCGTGCCGCCCCACATGATTCAGGATCTCACCCGCTCGACCTACTCGAACATCGAGGTGCAGGGGACGGAGTTTGTCCAGCACTGCCTGCTGCCGCATTTGAAGCGGTGGGAAGCCGCCATCAGCCGCGATCTGATCGTGGATGACGAGACGTACTTTGCCGAGCACAGCGTCTCGGGCCTGCTGCGTGGCGACCACGCGAGCCGTTCAGCCTACTACGTCTCAGCCCTGCAAAACGGCTGGATGACGATCAACGAGATCCGCGAGCTCGAGAACCTCAATCCCATTGGGCCTGACGGCGACAAGCACTTCGTGCAACTGAACATGACCACGCTCGACAAGGTTGGCCAGGAGCAACCGGCACCGGAGCCGATGCCCGCGCCCGTCGCGGAGGTGGAGGATTCATCGGAAGACGACACAGAAGACCAGGCCGAAGAGGAGGACAGCACCAATGGAAATTGAACGCCGCGACTTTGCCTTCGAGGAAGAGAACGAGCTGATCGTCGAGAGCCGGGCCGATGGCCGGGCCGCGATCATCGGCTACGCCGCCGTCTACAACCGGCTTTCCCTCGACCTCGGCGGGTTCCGCGAGGAGATTCTGCCGGGTGCCTTCGACAAGATCCTGAACCGCCAGCGGGGCAAGAGCGACGTGGTGGCCCTGTTCAACCACGACAGCAACATCGTCCTGGGCCGCACGTCGAGCGGCACGCTTGAGCTCTCGTCAGACGATAAGGGGCTGCGGTACGTCGTGACGCCGCCCGTCAGCCGGGCCGACGTGCTCGAACTCATCCAGCGGCGTGACGTGCGTGGCTCGTCGTTCGCTTTTACGGTGGACCCGAAGAACGAGTCGTTCCGCACTGCCGAGGATGGCAAGGCAGTTCGCCAAATCCGCGAGGTGTCTGGCCTGTACGACGTGGGCCCGGTGCTGGTGCCAGCGTATCCGCAGACCTCGGCCGGCGTCGCCATGCGGTCCTACGAGGCGTGGCTTGCATCGCAGGCCACTCCCGAGCCTGCGGCCCAGGCGGACTGCTCGCGTTCGGCCCTGCGGGGCGTCGCCGCCGCCTGGGCCGCCATTCTCCGGCTGAAGCATGTCTGAGCCACGCTGCACATGCGGTGAACGTCTTCGGACCCGCAGCAGCCGCGCGTGCGGCGACGAGCGGCAGCGGTATCTGCGTTGCCCACGGTGCGGACAGCGTGCGGTGGCGTTTGTGAAAACAACACTTTCCGCAATCCGCTTCTGCAAGGCTCCACGCCCGTAGTGGCATCGTGGACTCCATCGGCAATACCGCCGGCGGAGATCACACACAGTGGACAACCTCAAGAAGCTTCAGGACGAGGCCGTTACCCTCGCCGACCGGATCGACGCCGTGCGGGCGATCGAGAGCACCGACGCCGACAAGATCGCGGAGCGTGACCTCGAGCTCGAGACGCTCAACGCTTCGGCCGAGAAGCTCGCCAAGAAGATCGACTTTGAGAAGTCGGTGTCCGAGTCGGCGAAGAACCTGCGGGCGGTCGTTGACCGCTGTGCGCCGGCTCCCGAGGTGACCGAGGAGCGGAGCGAGAAAGTCCGCGTCGGGGCGGTCCCGTTCTCGGGCCGGCTCCGTGCGTTCGAGAAGGCCGAAGATGCCTACAAGGTGGGCATGTGGTTCAAGGCCAAGGCCGGCGACGCCGACGCGAAGCGGTGGTGCCAGGATCACGGCGTTGAGGCTCGTGCCATGGGTTCCACCTCGGCGAACAGCGGTTCGTCTGTGGTGCCCGACGTGCTTTCTTCGACCGTCATTCGTCTGGTCGATCAGTATTCGGCTTTCGCTCAGAACGCCACCAGCGTGACGATGCCGAGCGACGTGCTCCTGTTCCCGCGTCGGACGGGCGGCACGACGGCCTACTGGGTGGACGAGAACGTGGCCATCACCGCCAGCGACCCGACCATGAATCAGGTCACGCTGACGGCGAAGAAGGTGACGGGTGCGGTGGTCGTTGCGAGCGAACTGCTCCAAGACTCCATCGTGTCAATCGCCGACTTCGTGGCTGCGGAGCTTGGTCTGTCGCTTGCCAACGCCGTTGAGGCGGCTGCGTGGAGCGGCAATCCGAGCAACGCCCCCGGCGTCGCTGGCCTCGTCACGTCTCACGCTGGCGGTCTGATCAAGCAGACCAGCAGCGCGTATGACTACGCGGCCTCGCTCGTGACGGCTGCCGGTGACACCCCGGACGAAGTGACCAAGGCCAACCTGCTCGCGATGATGGCTGCGGTTCCGCAGCACTCGCGTCAGGGTGCCAAGTGGTTCTGCTCGCCGTTCTTCTTCGCCACCTGCATGCAGGCCCTCGATTTGAACCAGGGCGGTTCGGTCGGCCTGTCGCAGGGCATGGGCCTCACCTTCCTCGGCTCTCCGGTGGTTCTCACCGACCGGCTCCCGAGCGGTGCGGACTCGACGGGCGTGGTGATGGCGCTGTACGGCAACATGGCCAACAGCTCCTACTACGGCATCCGGCAGGGCATCGAGATCGCGTCCAGCGATCAGGTGAACTTCCTGTCGGATCAGACGGTGATTCGGGCCGTGGCTCGCGTGGCGATCACGCATGCCAACCTGGGCACCTCGTCCGTCGCCGGGCCGATGATCGGCCTCGTGGGTGCGTGAGCCTGAAGGCTTGACGTGAAGTGCAAACTGGGCGGGCCGCTCCAAACGGGGCGGCCCGCTCTCGTTTGCGAGGTCTGCATGATCGTCAAAGTCGGGAACACTGATTGCGACATCCGGGTGGAGGCCGTCATGAGCGTGCCTCGGCTCGGCTTCATGGACAACTTCTACAGTTGGGCCCAGGTGCTGATGCCGCTTGGCATCCGTCCCACCAAGGTCACTGGGGCCTTTTGGGGGCAGTGCCTGCAACGGGTCTGCGAGCAGTTCGTGGACAAGTGCGAATATCTGCTGACCATCGACTACGACACGTTCTTCACCCGCGAGGACGTAGAGCAGCTCTTTGCATTAGCGATGACATTCCAGTGCGACGCCATCACCGGGCTGCAAACCAAACGGGAGGACGGGCGGCCGATGCTTACGCTAAAGGGCACGCTCGACAACCCGCCCGAGGACGGCAAGACCAGCCTGCCCATGAGCTGGTTCGCCGAGCCCGTGCAGGAGGTGGACACGGCGCACTTCGGCTGCACGGTCATCAGCACGGCCGCCCTCAAGCGGACGCCGAAGCCGTGGTTCTGGGAGCAAGCCGATCCGCAGGGCGGTTTCGGTGAAGGCAGAACTGACTCCGACATTGGATTTTGGAAAAGCTTCCGCAAGGCCGGAAACCGCGTCTACGTCTCGCCTCGCATCGTTCTCGGCCACGGTGAATACATGGTGACGTGGCCCGGCAAAAAGCTCGATAAGCCGGTTTTCCAATACAGCACCGAGTTCGCCAACACGATGAAACGCCCGGAAACTGCATGGAGTGTGCCCGAATGAAGAAACTGAGATTTGTAAGGTCGTGGCGTGCGTATCGCATCGGGCAGGTGGTTGAGATTCCAGGCGGGCTCGCGGCCGAGCTCGTCGCCCGCAAGGTTGCCGTCGAAGACCGCCAGGCCGAGTTCATCGAAACGGCAGCTGTCGATCCCGAAGTCGAGACGGCAGACGCCACGCCCAAACGGAGACGCCGCCGGTGAGGTTCCGCAGCATCACCCGCACAACGCAGCCGACGATCGAGCCGGTCACGCTCGCCGAGGCAAAGCAGCACCTCCGGGTAGACAGCAACGAAGACGACGCCTACATCGCCGGGCTCGTGCGGGCGGCCCGTGAGTGGGTCGAGGAGTACCTCGACCGCACGCTGATCCTGACCCAGTGGACCGTGCGAGGCGACCGCTTTCCGCCCGACAGCACGGACGAGGTCGAACTGCCGCATCCGCCGATGGCGACCGCAGGCACGGCCACGGCCATCAGCGTGACCTACACGCTCGAGGACGGCACCACGGCGGCCTACAGCACCAACCTGTTCCGGGTGGACCGCCACAGCACGCCGGGCGCGGTGAAGCCGCTGTACGGCCAGACGTGGCCTCCGCACCGCCAGGACGACAACTCGCTGGCGATTACCTACTGGGCCGGGTACGGGGCCAACTCGACCGACGTGCCGCAGGGCATCAAGAACGCCATGCTGCTCTACGTCACCGAGCTCTACGAGAAGCGTGGCAACGGCGAGCCGCCGGCCGCCGCAAAGGCCCTTCTCGACGCCTATCGGTGGGGCTCCTACACATGATCGACCCCGGCAAGCTCCGCGAGCGTGTCACGGTCCAGGTCGCCAGCGGCAGCACGAACACGCTGGGCGAGACGGTCATGGCGTGGAGCGACTCAACGAGCGTCTGGGCGAGCGTGGAAGGCGTGTCGGCCCGCGAGGCCCTGGCCCTCGGGCAGCAGGAAACGGTCGTCACGCATCGCGTGCGGATGCGGTATCTGCCCGGCCTGACGAGCCAGCATCGGTTCTCGTGGCGGTCCAGGACGCTGGAGATCGTCAGCCTGCTCGAGCACGGCAACCGCAGCGAGCACGAGGCGATCTGTGAGGAGCAGAGCTGATGGCGAAGCCCAAGCCGGATTCAACGCTCAAACTGGATTTGTATTTCCCTGACTTAGACGAGCTGCGCGCCGAGCTTAGGCGGCTGCCAAACAACCTAGCCGCCAAGCATCTTGGGGCGGCGTTGCGAAAGGCTACGCAGCCGGGTCTGACTGCGCTCCGCAAGAACACGCCAAAGGGGCCTACAGGAAACCTGCGGAAATCGATCAAGACGAAGGTGAAGACCTACCCCAAAAACGGTAACGCAGTCGGAATGGTGGGCTATTCGTGGGGCGGCGAGAACAAGGGCTACCACCAAGGATTCATTGAGTTCGGAACCAAGGAGCGAACGACCAAGAAAGGACGTTTCGCATCTAGCTGGAAGCGAAGCAGCTTGACCAATGCCAGCTACACC